GATGCAGCATTCGTATCATAGTTGTATGCAGTACGTAAAAATACTTTAGACATGATTTTTCCTTATCTGTATTGAGATGGTTTGCCTACACTGCCAGACAGTGAGGGCATAAGTTTATGAAATATATAGTAAAAAGTAGGATACTTTTTTGCTATTTCAGACTCGGGTGCGGTCTGGTCATTAGCTTGCTGAATACGTTGTAATTCAGCTTTTAGGTTTCCAATGTTTTGAGTAATTAACTCAATTTGTTTATAAGCTTGTGAAGCTTGTGCAGCAGATGCAGTGGCTTGGCCTTGATAGGCCGAGGCTTGATCTGCAGATGTTTTAGTTTGTTGTTGAATAAGAGGTGTTTCGGCTTTACTTTTTTCAGTTTGTTGCTTAATAAGCTCCGCTTCAGCAACAGTTTTGGCAGCCTGGGCACTGTTTAGTTGAACTTGTGATTCAACTTGTTTAACTTGTTCAGTTTGTAAGGCAGCCTGGGCGCTAACCGCTTTTCCTTTTTGATATCCCTCTACGGCAGAGCCTAAGGCATTCGCCACTGGCGCTTGAACACCAGTGGGGGAAGTACCAGGGCCTTGACTATAGGCAAGCATCGGATTTAATCCACTTGCCATTAAGTCTTTTACAGTAGTTTGATAACGCGTAGCGTATTGTTGTGCAGAAAAGTTTTGAGCACTTTCTGCACGATCTTGCGCTGCTTGATTTGTCATGTTAGTGCCAAGTAAATTGGCACCAGCACTTATCAGGGCCTCTAACATATTAGAAGTGATCGATTAGGCCAGGTACAGAGTACATTGGCATTGGTCGAGCTTTCTTAACATCAAAGAAAGAGTCAAAGATGAATTGTTGTCCATTAGCTTCTGAACCGACAGCAACGATACGACTTACAGGTGGTGTATCTTTAATAAAAGTGTCGTTCAATGTTGGTAAAGAAGTGAACTTCTGGGCAAGATGCCATCCATCAATAGTGCCAGCTGCAGTAGATCTAAAGAGACCGGAAATTCTTGAAGGATAATATCTATATTCGGCCCAACGTTCTTGGTATCCGAACACATCATCATCTGATGAGTTTCCAGTAACATAAATTTCCTTATTGAGTACGGCTTGTTCGCCTAAGGTTGCAAATGCTGGGAAATAGAAGTCATAGCGTGTACTACGGCTCCACATACGCTGGAGACCTTGTTGGTAGGTAAGATCAGCACGAACAGATACTAAGCCAATAATTACGCCATGCTCAGTAAATGATTGAGTAAAGCCATGCTTGTGAGCCAGGGCAGTACCCATAGCAGCAAGTGTGCCCATAGGGGTAGTTGTTCCACTTGCATTAGTACCAGACGTTTGAGCGATTGGATTGATATTGATCGGTGTAGATCCACCACCAATATATTCAGGGCGTTGTAAACGAGCATCAGGACTAATAACAGAGAAATGACTACGAATGATTTCAGTGTAGCGAGTGCCTCCACGAGCATCGCGTTCGAGCAATTTCTGAATTTGGAAAGATTGACGTAGTTGATTAATTGTCGCAGCAGTAGCACTAGATAGATCCGCCCATAGTTGATCTTCGCTCCAAACTTGATTACCTAATGATCCAGTAGGTGAATAGCCAGATTGACCAGATGGAGCACGATAAGTGCCATCGAGAATAGAGTCATAAGAATGAATTGGGGCTTTTGTGCCCAAAGGTAAAGTTACAGAAGCGCCTTTTTGAGGCCAAGGTAAAGCAGAAGTAAAGTAATCCTTACGCTTACCACGACGTAATAATGTGTAATCAGTTACATCATCAGGGCCATCGCCCATATCGACTACTACAGAGTCTTGAAGGTTTTCATCGCGAAACCACTGATTATATATAAGGTTGTATGCTCGAGGCCAAAAAGCGCAGTGAGATACAGTTTGACCAGATGCAACTTGTCCAACTGTTGGCAAGCCCATATAGTCTTGCAGAGATCCTACGGCGTAACCGCCAGATGGCGTTACTTGTTGGGGAACTACATAAGAAATGGAATCACCAGGATTATCCTGTTGACCCATAAAGCGTTCCCAGTTGTTCCAAATCAGACGATTTGGTACGAAGAAGAAGAAAGAGTCCATCACCATGTTATCCATAACTGGATATAAAGGTGTGGATAGACGGGCAAATGCCGTCATGTTTAATTTGAATGTGTCGCCTGGTAAGACTTCGTCTACATATACAGGGACAAGGTACCCAGCATCGAATGTAGTTTTATGTGTTGATTGGCAGTCAAAAGATGATCGAGGAATATCAGCTTTTGGAATCATTGTAAATTGGTGAACATTTACCGATTGATTACGATGCATGAGTGCAAGCTCCTGGGGTTGTTGGGTGAGAAATGTTGCCATTTCTCTACCCTTAGTTTAAATACTTAATTTTTTATTGCAATATCTTGAGCTCTAGCAATTACCCTAATAGCTTCAAGAGGTGTATAGATTGCGGTTCCATCATCCCATTGACCTAATTCATATAGGTCATAGTCTTCAGGATGTGTAGCTAATTCAGAGTCTTTACGATTTACTTCATCAGTAAATGAACGAATAGCTACTCCAATAGTAGGTACATAGATAGGTCGGTTAAAAGCATCGACAGCGCGATCTTTTACAGCACAGACAGAGTATTTCATAGTGAGGTCCTTTAAGTGAGGGTACGTTTTAATAATGATAGTCTTGATTCTAAGATTTGTCGCTTCGCATCCAATCTTTTAGGATCGTGATTATCGGGGTTTAGTTTAGCAGATTTTTCACGGTTGTATAAGAGTTCATCATATTCATATGGATTATCTTTTTTGTACATTTTGTCATACGCCTTGGGAGGCTTCATTTTTTGTCCACGAACTACTACATAGTCGTGAGGATAGACATCATTTTTAAACTTTTTGTACCACTCTGCGCCTATTCCAGGCTTTAAGGACATTTTGTTAAATTCAGGTTTACGTTTAATTATTTCACCTGATTCAGGGTCTACGAGATCGTAGATAGAATTCCAAGGTTTACCAGTTTTAGGGTTTATTTTATCGCTTGCTTGTTTTTGCATAATGTATCTAGCAACGTATGCAGCAGACTCAAAGGTAACGTCTCCAACGCTGGAATGACCAAATGGCCAGAGGGCTTCAAGGTCATTGGATCGATATAGTACAGAACCAGCGGGAGTCCTTTTAAGGAATTTTTTATCATGAAAATCGTATCCGAAGATGCAGGCATGCCAGTGGGGCCTTCCGTACTGCTCACCATATTCTCCAGCCATGTAGAAACGCACTTTTTGCACTCCGAATCGGCGTTTGACGTTTTTTCTGAATCTTCGCATAAATGCTTGGAAGTCTTCATAATGTAGTGATTTATCGCTTGGGAGATGTGCATTGTCATAGGTGAGGGTTATAAAGCAGTTGTTTTCATGTAATTGGGCTTCATGCATTACACGCATGGCCCATTGACGAGATTTTTCGAGTCGGCACGCTATACATTGCCCACAAGGCAATGAAAGCGACCGAACGATATCATGTTTTCTGACTTCGTCAAAAACAATAGATTTGTCAAAGCATTGAAATGCTTTGAGAGGATTAACACAGGACATGTGAGGTGTCCAGAGACTTTATTAGAGTCTCCAGCCTCCACGCATTGGGGCTTTTTGCATATTCGCTGATTTAGTGCGTTTTCCATGAGAACGGAAACGCTTAGCGCTTTTGTATTTGTTTACATGCTTACGATGTAGAGTTTTCATTTTTTTTTGTCCTTGGTTAATCGGTTTTAGGTGGTATGGGACCACCTAGCACAGTTACATCAAGTAAGGTAACTGTGCCAGGCTTACGCCTGCCCCTCCGGGGTAGGTGTTGAGGCCTCTACAAGAGGCGCATTTGATAAGTCTTCCTTAGGGTCTACAAGACCCAATTTTTCCGCTTCTAAGCGGTTTTGATCGTTATCAAGGAACTCTATGAGTTGAGATGCGTCGTTATTGAAACGAGCGCGGATAGTTGCTGGCAGATTCATGAATTCTTCATCTGCAGAGATTACGCGATCTAACGCGGTTTTATAGTCGGAGATTCCAGAGAAATCTCCATATTTTGGTGATAATGGTTGATCAGGCAATTGGCCTGTAATGTTGAATTGACGAAGGATATTGTTAATATCGCATTCGTCTTTGAAATGCTGCTGAGCCCGCGATGCATCCTCACAATGCAAAGCGGACTCATTGGATGCAGCATTCGTATCATAGTTGTATGCAGTACGTAAAAATACTTTAGACATGATTTTTCCTTATCTGTATTGAGATGGTTTGCCTACACTGCCAGACAGTGAGGGCATAAGTTTATGAA